ATCGGAATCTTCGATCAGGTTCGCTATATCGAAACACCTCGTGCCGAAGCCCTATCAGGTTCTGGTACATCAAAGGTATACGGAACAGTTCTTCTTGGAAAGCAGGCTCTTCTTGAGGCTGTCTCATACGAGCCAAAGACTGTTATCGGTCCAGTTACAGATAAGTTGATGCGCTTCCGCCCAGCGGGTTGGAAGGGTCTACTTGGATGGAACGTCTTCCGTACAGAAGCACGTTACGTTATCAAGACCAAGTCAAGCATCGCTGTTTAATTTGGCGGAGAGGGGCAGGCAACTGCCCCTCTCTACTTTAAGGAAACTATGAATGAAGATCTCGATCTAATAACACCGCTTCAGGCTTATGCCTTCGAAGCACATGAAATGTATAAAGCGTTTATGGACGCTGGTTTTTCAGATGGTGAAGCTTGGGATTTATTACTACGCCAGTTACCAGAGTGGGAATTTCCCGCACCAATGTTCGATAACGACATGGATGATTATGAAGAAGAGGATGAAGATGACCAAGATGTGTAAGAAGTGTGGCAAAGCTAAGTCAAAGTGTAAGTGCTAATGCCAAAGAAAAAGCAAGTCTGGGATAAACCAAACCCTAAAAAAGTTTCTAAGCCTTTAACTGCTGCCCAAAAGGCATCAGCTAAAGCAGCAGCTAAGTCTGCTGGACGACCATATCCAAACCTAGTTGACAACATGAGAGCAGCAAAGAAGAAGTAAATGGACCCAAGACTAAAACGAGCAGGTGTGTCTGGCTTTAATAAGCCAAAGGCAACACCTAACCATCCAAAAAAGTCTCACGTTGTTGTAGCCAAGTCAGGCTCACAAGTTAAGACTATTCGTTTTGGTCAGCAAGGTGTCTCTGGTTCACCACAGAAATCTGGTGAGACAAGCAAGTATCGTCAACGACGCCAATCATTTAAGGCTAGACACGCAAAGAATATATCTAAAGGTGTTATGTCGGCAGCCTATTGGGCAGACAAGGTGAAATGGTAATGGCAAAGGTATTTCGTGGACCAACATACAAGTACAGACCTGGTCGTGAGTATGACCTATGGTTTGTTTCTTATCCTATTGGTAAGACCGTTGTTAAAGCTAATGGCGTTTGGAAAACAATTGTTGTCCCACAAGATTCAGATCTAAAAACATACCAGCGCGTATTACGTGGTGGTTATGACAACGTCATAACAGATGCAGAAGCAACAGAATTAACAGCAGCGGGATACGGAGATTACGTTTTCAATGTCTAATTGTAGATCAGGTTGTAAGACCCAAGACCATGCTAACTGGGGCGAGTGCGCCAAAGCAGCCAACTTCAGTATCACAGATCCGCTATCTAATGCAGCAAACAAGCTGGCTAATAGAGAACTTGATGCGTATAGAAACGCAAGAAAAGATGGCATTCAGCCAGCATCAACCAAGATGAAGGACATCCAGTCGGCTGTCCGTATGTCTGATAAAGCAGGAAAGGCGTTACAAGCATAATGGCTACGTTAAATCAATTAACAGAACAAACGCTTGGTGAGATGAATGGCTATGTCCGTAACCAGGAATCAGTCACGATTGCACTTAACGTTACCAACAGCAATGATTTATCTATTGCAGTTGATGACGCAACTGCTATTAGTAAGGGAATCATCGAGATCGATGATGAACTGCTATACGTAAAAAAGTCTATCGCAGCAAGTGGTACGTTATCAATCCTTGGAACCACAGCTAATCCTGTTGGTAGGGGATGGCGTGGAACCACAGCAACTAGCCACGTATCTGGCTCAGTCGTAAGAAACAATCCTTTATTCCCAAGGACACAAGTTAAACGAGCGATACTTGAAACTATTAAGGGAATGAATTTCCCTGTCATTAAAGAAACAGATTTTGATTTTACTGGTTCACAATACGCATACTCAATCCCAGATGAAGTAGTAGATATTACTGGTGTCTCATGGGAACTTCCAGATTCAACTGGAGTATGGGCTCTTATTAAGAGATGGCGTATTGATACCAACTACTATAACGAAACAACAAACACATACGGTCAGGCTATTGTGCTTAACGAAGCACCTATGGGTGGTGCTCGAGTTAACGTGCAGTACACAGCATACCCAACAACCATCACAGCTAATCAAGAGTTGACAGTCAGTGGATTGCCAGCATCATGTGAAGACGTTGTACGTCTTGGTGCTATGTATCGCCTTCTTTCAACGGTAGACCCAGGCAAGGTTATTGCCACATCAGTTTCAGCAGACGCATTAGATCAACCAGTATCTGCTGGTGCATCTACTACTACTGCTAAATATCTTTTCCAGCTTTACTCCGTCCGCCTTGCGGAAGAGGTTGCAAAGCAGCAAGCCAACTTCCTCAACATAATCCAGTATCAGAGGTGATGAATGCCAACCCAATTACGTTTCTATAGTTCAACCGCAGCTAAAACGACTCTTGCTGCATCAATCAGTTCTTCAGCAACAAGCTTAACACTTGCTGCTGCAAGCAATCTACCTTCATCGTATCCATACACACTCATTCTTGAAAAGGATACAGCCAATGAAGAAGTAGTTGAAGTCACCAGTCTGGTAGGTACTGCCTATCAGATCACTCGCAACATTGATGTATCGGGTGCTAAGGCACACGCCTTCGGTGCTAACGTTGAACACGGTGTATCGGCTCGAGACTTTACCGAGTCTCGCCAACACGAAGTAGCAACCTCTGGTCACCACGGTGTAACTGGAGATATCGTTGGCACAGGTGGAGCACAGACCTTAACAACTAAGACACTCACCGCTCCTATTATTAACGCAGCCACAATCTCTGGTGCGTTTACATCAACAGCAACCATTACTGGTGGAACAATTACAGGTGCAGTAATCACTGGACTCGCAACACCTACCAATACATCTGACGCTGCTACTAAAGGTTACATCGATACGCAGACAGTATCGGCTGCTGCTTCAGCAAGCAGTGCTTCAGTGTCAGCATCAAGTTCTGCTACCTCTGCCTCATCTGCTGCCACTAGTGCATCCAGTTCGCTAACTAGCCAAGGATCTGCTGCTGTGTCAGCAAGCTCTGCTGCTACCTCAGCATCAAGTGCATTTACGTATGCAAGTACAATGGCTGCTAGTGTTACATCAGCTGGTATCAGTGCTTCAAGTGCAGCAACCAGTGCGTCATCAGCATTAACATCACAGAACTCAGCAGCAACTTCTGCAACCAGCGCAGCAACATCAGCCACTTCGGCTGCTGCTTCTGCTACAACCGCTGCTGCATCAGTGGCAACAATCTCAAGCCTTGCGACTACAGCAACTAACTCGGCTGCAGCTGCTGCTACGTCAGCAACTTCTGCAGCAACTAGCGCAACCAGTGCTGCTGCTAGTGCTACCACTGCATCAGCTTCTGCTGCTACTGCGGTAGCAAGCACAGCAACGGCAGTAACATCAGCAGCAACTGCAGTAAGCAGTGCTGCGACAGCAGTCACATCAGCAGCACAGGCAGCAACGTCTGCTGCGAGCGCAGCTACTTCAGCATCATCAGCATTGACAAGCCAGACAGCAGCAGCAACAAGTGCTGCTTCTGCTGCCACGTCAGCATCGTCTGCTGCTACAACTTATGACGACTTTGATGATCGCTACTTAGGTAGCAAGGCATCTGCTCCTTCCGTAGACAATGATGGCAACACACTTCTTGTAGGTGCTATCTATTGGAACTCAGCACTTAACAATATGTATGTATGGTCTGGATCTGTTTGGGTTCAGATCGCTACTACCAGTATTTACTCAGCACCAACGCTTGGCAGCACGGTTATACCATCTGCCACAACAGTAACAACTGTTGCAGCATTAACCCTCAATAATGCAACACTTACTGGGACCTTAACAGCGGGTGCTTCGTCTGGAACCAATGGTCAATATTTACAATCAACAGCAACAGGAACTCAGTGGGCTTCTGTTGCTGGGTATTTAGCACCAACACTTGGCACAACAGTAGTTACATCTGGTGTGACGGTATCAACAATTTCAGGATTAACCGACGTAGTACTCAACGGTCCAGGAAGTGTGGCAGATGAACTGGCACTACTTCTTATGGGCGCACTCTAAACGAAAGGTAGTAACTAATGGCTACAACAACTAAAGCACTGTTCCGTGGAGCAGCAGCAACATCCAGTACAACTCTATACACAGTACCATCAGCAACAACTACAGTAGTAACTAATATTGTAGTAACTAATACAGCAGCAGCCGTAGGAAATTTTACACTACTTCTTGATGATGTATCTATTGCAACACTTGTTACCGTTGGTGCTAATGATTCAACAACTATTGACTTAAAGCAAGTCCTTGCAACTACAAAAACAATTAAGGGTTTAGCAACTGCTACAACTATTAACTTTCATATTAGCGGAGTGGAGATTTCTTAATGACTCCTGTTGCAAAATTATCTGGTGGTTTAAGATACAATAGTATGCTGGCAGGAAACCCTGCATATGTAAAAAGTGTTGTAGTTGAAGCACTTGTTATTGCTGGTGGTGGTGGTGGCGGTAGCACTAATGCTGCATATTACTCAGGAGCAGGAGCTGGTGCTGGCGGTTTTCTTTATTTTTCTTCATTAACTATTGCTGGTGCAACAACTGTTACAGTTGGTGCTGGTGGTGCTGCTGGTACTGGATCGGGTGATGGAACAAATGGTGCTGATTCGCGCATTGGGACAGCAACTTTAGTTCTTGGCGGTGGTGGTGGTAAAGGTGCTGCTGGTGGTCCTGGTAAAAGCGGTGGTTCAGGTGGTGGTTCAACTCAAAACGGCGCAGTAGGTGCTGGAACATCAGGACAAGGAAATAATGGTGGTGTGGGTAACCAAGGCGGTGGCGGTGGTGGTGGTGCTGGCGCAGTTGGTGGCACTGGCGATACACCACAAGGTATAGGTCGTTCAGGTGGTGCTGGTTCTAATGCTTATTCATCTTGGGCTACAGCAACATCATCAGGTGTAAGTGGTTTTTACGCAGGTGGTGGCGGTGGTGGTTACACAACTTACTATCTTAGTTCAGGTATTGTTGCTAATGGTGGTTCAGGTGGTGGCGGTACAGGTGGTGGAGAACCATCTGGTTCAAAAATGTTAACTTCTACAGCAGGAACTGCAAACACTGGTGGCGGTGGTGGTGCTGCTGGTGGCTATACAGGTGGTGCTGGACTTGAACCTGCTAGAGCAGGTGGTAGTGGAATAGTAATTATTCGCTATCCAGATACTTTTGATGCTATGACATCAACAACTGGCTCACCAACTGTTTATGTTACTGGTGGATATCGTTATTACAAATTTACAGGTACAGGGAGCGTGACACCATAATGGCACATTTTGCACAAGTTGATGAGAATAATATTGTAACCCAGGTACTTGTAGTTACCAATGACGAAGAACACCGAGGTCAAGAATTTCTTGCAAACGATTTAGGTCTTGGCGGTACCTGGATACAAACTTCGTACAATGCCAACATTAGAAATAAGTTTGCTGGAATTGGAGATATTTACGACCCAGTTAATGACATCTTTAAAATAGATGAAACTAAATATTCTTACAGAGATTCCTGGGTAGGGGTTACCAAGCCAACAAAGCCATCTATTATGTTTGACTCTGTAGTTCGATCAGGAAATAACTGGACTATGGCTGTCATTAACCAAGCATTTCCTCAAGCGTTTCAACGATGGGGTTACATGCACCATCACAACTTTGAAAGTTTCTCAAAAGGCTTAGATAATTTTGATGCTACTGTAACGGTAGTTCGTAACCCTGTTGATTCTCTTGCATCAAGCATCATTGCTTTTAAGCTTGAAACAGATGAACAGATCAAGCATAGAATTCTTGAAGACAAGAAGATGCTTATAGCTATTAAAAACAATAAGAGTAACTTACTCATCTTCAAGTTTGAAGATGCGATAGCTACCCCAGAAAAAATAACAAATGCTATTGGTAAAGTTTTAGGATTAACTCCACAGCCATTTGACGCTAACCCTATTAAAGAATTTTTGGCGCAAAGAAGTAGTGAGTCTTTCTACTTAACACCAGCTGGCAATCAAGAGGCTCTTAATGCTGCAAAAGAAAAGCTAAAAGATATTAATCTTTTAGATTCCATTACAGAAATAACAGAAATCTATAACGAGATTATTGCATAGTGATTATTCAAATCATTGGTCTACCTGGCAGTGGCAAGACAACGCTTGCCACTTCTTTAGCTGACCGCATCAATGCGGTACATCTAAACGCTGACTACGTACGAGCAACGATCAACTCCGATCTTGGTTTCACACCAGAGGATAGGGTCGAACATGCTCGCCGTATGGGCGAGATGGCAAAGATGCTATCTAGCCAAGGTCTAGATGTTGTTATTGATTTCATCTGCCCTACCGCTGCTACACGTGCAGCATTTGGTAAGCCTGACATCTGTATCTGGATGGACACTATTGCCGAAGGTCGCTTCGAAGATACCAACAAGTTATGGGAAGCACCTACTGAGTTTGACTACCGCTTTGTATCTTACAATAGCGAAGCTCAAACAGATTTAATTATTGCTCAATCTAATCTACATGATTGGAAAGCACCTACCACCCTACTGCTTGGTCGTTATCAACCATGGCATGAGGGTCATCACGCACTATTGGAGAAAGCACATGAGCGTACGGCACAGGTTGTTATTGGTGTTAGAGATACTCAAGGCACTAGCGAGAAAGATCCTCTCTCTTATCCTGAAGTTGCCAATCGGATCAGAGCCGAAGAACGGTCATCTTTCGTTGTGAAGTTTCCAAACATTACGAACATAGTTTATGGGCGTGATGTTGGATACAAGATTGAACAGGTAGAACTTTCCCAAGAACTTCAATCTATTTCTGCTACACAGAAAAGAAAAGAACTGGGAATTTGAAAGTAACTAAGGCTCGTTCATTTACCAAGTCACTCAGCTACAGAATCTTTGGAACGTTAAGTTCCTTTGCTGTTGTCTTTGTTATTACTGGTGAAGGAACTCTCTCAGCACTTATTGCTTTTTGGGAAACAATAGTAAAGGTCGGTATCTATTACTGGCATGAAAGAATCTGGGATAAAATATCTTGGGGTAGAAAAACTAAGGAGAAATAAATGAACGCAAAGTTTCAAGCAATAGCATTGTCTTGGTTCCGCGCAGCAGCATCAGCTGCTGTGGCTCTGTACCTTGCTGGTCAGACAGACCTTAAGGTTCTAGGAACAGCAGCTCTAACAGGATTCCTCGGACCAGTACTTAAGTGGCTTGACGGATCTTCAACAGACTTCGGGCGCGGTTCGGAGTAATGTCTACCAACGAATGGGCTGGCTTGGCTGTTGCCACTGCCACAATAGTTGCCAGCTTTGCTGGCTCAGTTCGTTGGTTAGTTAAGCACTACCTCACAGAATTGAAACCAAATTCGGGAAGCTCGATGCGTGACTCACTCGATAGATTAGAACTCCGCGTTGACAGCTTATACGAACTAGTAGCTGGAAAGAATCGTGAATGATACCTGTAGCCAAGAAAGCCACACCTGCTGCGATTGCTGTGCTTCGGCAAGCGACGGCGTTGAAACCAAAGAGAAAGAAAGCCAGCGATGGTCTTCTACCATCTGCTGCACATGTCAAGCAAAGCCCGACTTCGGACCACAATACTGGGCTAGCAGTAGATCTGACACATGATCCTGCTAACGGTATTGATTGCTTTGATATTTTTCAGAAGCTTAAAGAAGACAAGCGCGTTAAGTATTTAATCTTTACTGGCAAGATCTGGTCAAAGGAACGTGCTAAGCAAGGTGATCGCAACTACACAGGTAGTAATAAGCACAACAAGCATCTTCATATATCTATCAATGATGGCATGGGTAACGACACTAGCCCATGGTTCTGGTGGATGAATCAACCTAAGTTGATTAACCAAGTAAGAGCAGCAGTTGCTGCAGTCCCAACAAAGAAAGCATACCCAGCAGAAGATACATCTAAATGCTGTCAGCACTGTCCGTCTAAGAAATAGGGGTAAATCGTGGCAACTACCAACAAGTATCTTAAAGGTGATCTACCTATTGCTATTAGCACTAACGTGCCTACAGCGTTGGTTCGCTACAGCAGAGAAGGCTTTGCTGCAAGCTATGCTATCGGTAATACACCGTGGCTATCGGCTGCATCTGACAACAACCGTATCAGTCGTATTACTACGACTTACCAGAAGGAACGTATTGACCAAGGTCAGTTAACTGGTGAACAGTCATTGACTAACTGGTGGCTACGTTCTGCTACATCATGGCATCATGGTGCGGGCGAGCAATACTATGATGCTGATAGTAGTGATCTCTATCGCTACTACGAATCAAACAACGTAGACCCATGGACTCTTGGTGAATTAAAACTTCTACCTGCTACAACAAACCTAACAACTTCTGCAGCCAGTAGCCCTGCCACGGTATCTAGCGGAACGTTTTATATTTCTGGCGGTGCTGTTAAATTTTACAATGGATCAACAACCACATCAACATCATTAGGTACATCAACAACTGCACAAACTTTAACTACAGATGGAACGTACGCATTAGTAGGAACTAACGATGGCATCTATCAGGTAACCACAGCATTAGCCGTAACAAAGTTATACTCTAAAGCTGCTGCAGCCACTACTCAAACAGTTCAATCTATTGCCTATGTCAAAGATAGAATTGTTGCTGGCGTTATGCACGATTCAACAGATATGCATCTCTATGAGTTGGCAAGAAACCCAACTAGCCCACCAAATACTATGGCTAATGGAGATGTAAGATTTACCTTTACTAATACATCCATAGCGTTTAATTCAATTGCAGAACTGCCAGGTGCTGTCATAGTTGGCTACACACAAGGTGCTATATCACGTGTTCAAATGTACACAATTAATCCAACCTCACCTACCGCTGCAATTGTTGGACCAACTATTATTGCTGAGCTACCTCGTGGTGAAACGCTTAATCAAATGCGAACATATCTTAATGAGTTTGTAATCCTTGCAACAACAAAAGGTTTACGTATTGGAACCATTGGAACAGATAACCAATCATTTACTTACGGTCCTATCAACATTGAAGGCGACGTAAAAGATGTAGCACAAGATCAAACATATGTGTATGCGACAAGATCAAATCTTGTCTCAGGTTCTGCTGGGTTGTGGCGTCTTAACCTTGGTCAGACTATTGATAACGGTTATGCTTATGCACCAGATCTTGTGACAGATAGTAATGTTCCTAACGGTGTAGCTTTTGTTGGAACCACTGGATTAAAATTTATTACATCATCATCTGGTACATGGGTACAGCATGCAACCGATCTTGCTTCTTCAGGCTACCTTAGCTCTGGATTAATTCGATGGGGTACTGGAGAAAAAAAGCAACCAGTGTCATTAAGTATTAAATCAAATTCAGATTCTACTGGAACACTTGGATTTAACCTTGATGATAATGCTGACCAGTTATTAACAACTGGAACTATTCCATTTGGTCCAAAGACCGAAGCAGCACTTGCTAGTTACATCTCACCATCTGACGTATTCCAAGTTACATTTAACTTCTCACGGAATGCAACTACATCATCACTTGGACCAACGTTAACTGAATGGCAGATCCGTGCTCTGCCATCACCGCTACGTTCACGAACAATCACAATACCTTTGCTTTGCTATGAGGAAGAGAGAGATCCAAATGGAAACATACGAGTCTCCAGCCCATGGGAGAGAATCCAATACCTTGAGTCTATTGAGCAGAATGGCGGTGCAGTACTCTACCAAGATTTCAACTCAGGAGAAGAAAGAATCTGTGTTATCCGTGCTATTCAATTTGAGCAGACTGCACCTCCCACTTTTGCAAGCGGGTTCGGCGGTATCGTCACATTGCAATTGCAAACAATCGACACAGAAGAAGTAGTAGTTTGATTGAAAAATATTTATCATTAGTACAACCAGAAGAAAGATCGCCATTGGTTACACAAGTACGTGTAGCTCTTAATGTTGCTGGTGATGATCGGCTAGACGCTCCCCTACAAGAAATACTCAAAGGGTTGCAGCGTCGCTATGACATCCCAGCAGTCGGGTGCATCAATATAGCCACGCTGGATGCGCTCGCAGTTGCTCCACCAGAATGGTAGGGCTAGAAGAGGAGGGGGACTTAATCGTCCCCCTCTTTTTTTATTTCCCTTTTTCACCACGGCTTGCCATCAGGCAAGCCTTTCCCTCCCACCACCCCTCAACCCTATACCCATACTGGTAATAAACAAAGGCGTGTCGTTCCAAGTAATCTTGGTAACGACTGGTATCCTTCTGGTATGAATGAACTTCCTCCTCATAGATCCTTTAGTCAGCTCTCTACGTGGCAGTCCTGCCCTCAGAAATACTATCTGAGTAAAGTAGCCATGGTTCCAGAAAAGCCTGCAGTATACCTTGCTGCTGGTTCCGCCGTCCATTCAATGTTGGAGTGGTTAAACCATGAGCTCTACCGACAACAGTCCACAGGGGATTGACCAACGTGGTGTGCCAAGCAATGAGTGTATAAATTGCGGAAGCAACATCCAAGTTATCAGGGCAATCTTCTCAGATTATGAACTAGTCATGTGGTTCTTAGATTCTTTCTGCGCCACATGTGGATCACCAATGACAGCACCCACCCCAGTAGACCACCCAGATTGGAACCCCGATGAATATAGATTTGACAACTAAGTGGGCTGAAGTATTTAATGATGCTGTTCTGGAGACAGAACAGAAGACAGGCATTCCCTCCTCGGAGTGGAAGACTGCAGGACGTAAGACCACCTTACGTCCTGATGGGGAAGATCTGCCTTTCTGGCAGAGCGATGGACTCAAGCAGGTTGAGACGTACTATAACTGGTACAAACAATCTGGTTGGAAGATCGCAACTATGCCCGACGGACGTCCTGGAATTGAATGGGCTGCTGATGTTCACTTCGGGGGAACACCAGTACGCATGGTAGTTGATGCGATCTATCAAGTAGGGGAAGACTTGGTGATCGTGGACTACAAGACAGGTTCCAGGACGCCGTTCGGTGCAGTACAAGCAGGTCTCTACGCTTCTGGTATTGAGCGCAGCTATGGCATCCGCCCTAAGTGGGGAGCCTTCTTCATGACTCGCAAAGGCGAGCTCGATGAATTGATTGACCTGTCACATCTGTCGATGGAATATTTTGATTACGTATTTGGCTCGATGAACCATGCCGTCTGGGAAGGTTGGTTCCCGCCATCAGTCGGTGACTCTTGCAGGATGTGCAGTTTTACAGCACAATGTCCTGCGATGGGTAGCAAAGATTTCCCATTACAAATCCAGGGAAAAAGAAAAGGAGATGAACTAGATGACTGAATCTATGTTCTCGTTTACAGGCAAGTTGAACTCAACTGATCTATTCACCGTTCGCGGTAATAGTGTTAGTGAGTTCTCCGCAAATCTAACAGCAGCAGTTGAAGCAATTGCTTCGGCTACTGCGCTACAGCAATCATTGAACAACCGCTCAGGCGGTGCATCAGGTGGAGCATTTGCTGCCACACCTGCAGCAGTTCAGGTGCTACAAGATGCTGGTCTCAATCCAACTCCAATTGCAGCAGGCACATCTGCTGCAGCAATTGAAGTAATCGTGGATCGCTACGGTAATGAATGGACATATGGACATCCAGATGCACCAGCATTACCAGACGGTCGAGGTAAGTACGCAAAGAAGAAGGGTACTTCCAAGGCTGGCAAGGCTTACATTGGTTGGTTTGATCCAGCTAAGGGACCAAAGCCTTTCACTCCAGGTGCAGTAGAAGCAGAAACAATCTGGGCTAAGTAACAATGCGTTCACTGTTGCAGGTAGTGGGGGTTGAATCTCCTGTTGGGCATATGCTCCCAGAGATCTTGCCTCAACTTACTCAATCACAGGTGGTGTTTCGTCAAGCGCAATTGCATTTGATAGCAGCACAACCTGGTGGTGGCAAGACACTACTTGCACTGTGGTACGCAATTCAATCTAAAGTTCCTTCGCTCTACTTCTCAGCTGACTCTGACTCCCGAACAATCGCCACTCGTGCAGGGGCAATCCTTATGGAGAAAGAAGTAGCACAAGTTGAGAAGATGATGGACTCTGAGGCGTCAGTCCTTTTGGAAGACGCACTCGCTGATGGTGCAGGGCATGTTCGATTCAACTTTGATCCGTCGCCTTCGTTAGATGATATCGAAGAAGAAATAGAAGCTTGGATAGAACTGCACGGCTCTGCTCCACAAGCGATCTTTGTAGACAACTTAATGAATGTCGCTTCAACAAGCGACAATGAATGGACTGCGTTGCGTGATGCAATGTCAGCGTTCCATTACATGGCTCGTGAATACGAGTCAGCATTTATCGTTCTGCATCACGTATCCGAGAACGAGAAGATGTCCAAGCCTAACTTTCCTGCTCCGCGTAAAGCATTGATGGGTAAGGTTGCAGCGTTACCAGAGTTGGTTCTTAGTGTTGCACTAGACGGACAGGCAAACGCTTACCGCGTTGCTGTAGTGAAGAACCGACATGGTAAGGCTGACCCAACAGCA